AGAACCGCCGATTAATGAATTGATTGGAGTATCCCCGATCAAGACTAACGCACCATTAACTACGCCAATTTTAGTTGCCATATTGTTACCTAAAAGAAATGGGGGCCCGAAGACCCCCGATAACTTAGGAATCGCCTAACGCGGTTCCAGATGCCATTGTAATGGTCGTAGAACCATTATTAGCTTTGCAGAACGATACCGTTACAGCAGGGGTTCCATTGGAATCACTTACCATAACTACGTCGTTTACAGCTATTTCACCAATCGCTGGTAGGAAATAGTTAGCTCCGAGTGCGGTGGCAATAGAGTCTTCAGAACTATATTTCCAAACCGTACCTGAGTCACCAGATCCGCCAATACGAGAAAAACCGCTTCTTAAAAATGCCATTAGTAATTCTCCTTATGCAGTTTTGTCATACTGAACTTTAACCAAGCCGCCTTCGTCGCGAACGACAGCGCCAGCTTTCAACATACCATTACTCAACCAAGAGGTACGTTCAGCGATCCAGTTAATTTCAGTTTTCATGTCAATACCAACGGCCAAACCAACAGAAGGACGCTGATAGAACCATGAATCGACGATGTTGGCAGCTTCAGTCAAACCACCTTCAGTCCGAGTTTCAATAATGTTGAATCGAAACCCTACGAGGGTATTGATCTCACCAGAAACTAGAGCCTTGATGTTCTGATAGTCCGAAGACGTTGCCAGTTCATCGTTCAACAAACCACCTAAGCCTTCAGCTTCAATGACTGCGAACAGGTCAGTGTTTGGGACACCTTGGTCACGCAATTCAACTTGGGCTTGGATTACCTTAGCCATAGTTAAGTTTGTAGTGCCAGCAGGTACAGTAGTTGTTAATGGAGTCGAGGCATCCATAGCATCGATAACCAACTGGTCACAACGACGACCCAAAGCGCCAGCAATTGTCATTGCCAATTCTTGTTTCTCATCAAAGTTAACATCAGCTTGGTCAAAGATGTCGGTGTACTCAGGCGCATTCCAGTTAGCCAACGTAGCAGTCTTGAACTCATGGCTTACGTCCATAGGAGTTACGAGATCTGAAGTTGATTTCTGGTTTGCAAGGCCCTTGCCTTGACGACGGAATTTGTAGGTATCACCTACGACGTTGTTGCGTACAGTTACAGAACCTTTCAGCAAGCCCATGCCCTGATAGGCGTGTTTAACCATGCTGTCAAATTCTGTTACCGCAACAGAAGATAATTGTTTTGACATTAGTCTAATCCTCAAAATTTATAATAATCTACACAAGTGTTTCACATGAAACATTTGCTGGTTATGAGGTTTTGACTGAGTGCCCGACAGATCGGTCAGCCTTCAACCCAAATCTGTCAGATCCGCGATGGGAGTCCCTGACAGACATATAATATCATTTTACTTTATAAAAGCAACTAACCGAATACCTGAACATTAGGCTTGTCACCACCAAAAGCAAACATCATTTCTTGAATTTTCTTCTCATGGTTAGAGTCTACTGATCTTAGAAGGTTGCCATTCTCGTCCTTTCGGAACATCTCTTTCTCAATGTCAGGCCAAGTAATTCCACCAGGAACAACATGCCCGTCAATAGGTAGCTTTTGCGGTGCCGTACTCTTAATCAGTGCTTCTACCAGCATAATAGAGTCAGCAGAGTTAACAGCATAACGAACTTGCTCGTAGACCTCAGCGTCCAGATTATTCTTCATAAACTGTTCTACTGTTTTGATACGATCCGTTGCATTGTCACCTAGCTTGGCAATCTCAATTTCAGCAGATACTTCTTCTACAGCCTCAGATTGAGCAGACAATAAATCCCACGCTTTATTAAAGTAGTCTTGAGACATATTAGTCTCAGCAGCAAAGCCCATTAGCTCTTGCATCAACTCATCTTCTTTGTCGATACCTTCGGGCATTGAGTAGCCGTCTTTAGGAGCACCCTTGAACGCACCAAACTTCTTTTCTAGCTCAGTATAGGCAGCGGCTTGATCTGCAACTGACTTGTATCTGTCAGACTTGTACCACTCTGGTGCCTCACCGGTTCCTTTAATCCCGTCAGTTAGGAAATACTCACCCTCAGATAATTCTGGCTGGGCAGCATCTACTAAACTGACTGGTTGTGCTTCTACTGCAACATCGTTTTCTACTGATTGTTCACTCATAGTTATCTCCACGCATATTGAATTACAGCCCGTTTAGGACTGACCGCTTGATGCTTCAAGGGGATTTCGTCAATCCGTCTACCGCCGTTAAGTAAAGATAGATCGTTAATGTCGATCCAATCTAAATGCTTATTTTGTCGGTAACATCTGAACGCTTTAAATTTATGAAGATACTCGAACTTATCAAACCCATACTGTGCCGCAAGCAGATCTAGCCATTCAAATTTAAAGTCTCTGCTCAACAAGTATTGCCGTTCGTCGCAAATTACTTCGACGAATGGGGTTTCTTTCTTTGGTCGTCCTTTCTTTTTAACTTCTTCTACTTCCATTACTTCTGTCATAGCTTCTCCGCTTGCTGGATTTGGTGAACAATAAACCTCATGACTCCGGTCTCCCCGTTATGGTAAGCGGCCTCATAGTTTATATTCTGTGCAGCAAGAGAAGTGTCGTTCTCTAGTAGAAAGCGTTTGCTCAGGTCTTCTAGTACCCTGTTACCGTCGTCAGTTGCAAAGCAACGGTTATAAGCCTTGGCTAGTTCGGCTTGTTTTTCCCTGATTGCGCTTTGTGCTTTCTGTGCTTTCCCCGTATCTATCTCTAAGTCTTCCCAACTCATTGAACGGCCTGTAGTTGTGGTGGTTGTTGAGTAGAACCTTGCATCTCCATCTGTTTAGCTTCCGCTCCAGCTTGGATGATCTTCTGTTTCTCTGCGTCATCACGGACTAATTCAGAACTCATACCTGTTTTTTCTGCTACCCAGGTTCCAAAGTCCTCAATCTTGAAGGCCATTTGCACTTGGTCAGGCCCAGCAGTCGCTAGAACAAACTCTACAGCTTGCTGTACCGCTAAAATGTCCTCGGAGTCCTGTGCTCGGGCTAGTGGTGACGTGAATTTGATCTCTACATCACGGCCATCCAACTCAACAGGCGTGATTAACCCACGACGAATCAAGATAGACACGACTCGTTTAAGGATTGGGATCAATATTTCAGTCTGCAACCGTCCAAATGCTGAACCAATACGCTTGGCTAGTTCTCTGGACTCGATAGCTATCTCTGTTGCAGTCCTAACCGGCCCTGCTGGGTCTCTCAGATCGTTGAACATGGCAAGTTTAATAGCATTTTGCAGTTCTGAGATTTCAAATTGCGCTAGTGCTAGGCTACTTGACGTGTCTAAACGTTGGATCGACGGGTTGTTGGTGTTGTTAGAGCCTACTGGGATAACAATACCTGGCGCTATAACCATATTGTAGGGATTAGTCACCCCGTCATCGGTAGCAGTGTACATACCCGCTAGATCAATAGCCGCCTTCTGCAATACAAACTCTTTGGCCTTGTTCAATGACCGTACATCGGGCAGCGTTTGCATGGCTGGCCCACGACCTCGCACCTCACCAGAGACTTTAGTGTACCGGCCCGTTACCCAAGGCGATGAAACACCAAAATCTTCTGTCCAAGATAGGCGTTCTTCCTGCTTAACCCATACACAACCGTAGTATCGCTTGGTCTTGGGGTCAAAGATGACACCTTCGGACAGTTCAACCTCTGCATTGGGCTGGTTGTCGATCATTTCTTGGATGGTGGGCGATGGCTCGAACCCTTTCCACATCCGTTCTAGCAATCTGGCCTTGACCTTGAACCGTCTCCAGTGGGTCTCAATGTTTCCATACGGGCCTTCTTCAAATGCGATACCTTTCTGTGGCACACAATGGAAGACAATCGGCATATCTTCGTCGTCGGTCTCATCAATCCGTAAGGTAGCAGTTCCGATCAAAAGATCTAGCGCAGCCTCGTAGAATTGAGTCCCGAAGTTAGACCGGTTGATATAATCAAAGACAATAACGGCCTGTTCTTCTAGGTTCTCCCTGATCTGACGCTCGCTGACGTTGAAGT